TATGAAAAGATTCAAGTTTACCGTAACACCGAAACATACGCAAGGCGCATTAGATTTTCCATTTGATATGCTACGCTACGATAGGTGCTACCCGATAACGCCCTTGAGTGCTAGGGCAATTGGTGTAGCAGGACGTGCTGCGTCTGCTATGGTTCACAAAAGTGGCAAAGCGTTTCAAGGTACGATAGAGCTGCAGTCTAACGACGTGGCGCCATCTAGCAAACGTTGGGAGTCGCAAGGTTGGCTAGTCACTAACGTAGAATCCTTTAGACAATAAAAGATATGATTACACTACGAGAAGAACTGTTTGCTAGCTTGGTCATCGGCAGTAGAAGCTACGTTATCGTAGACCAAGAAACGAAAGACGCTATCGACAACAGCGATTACGATAGCGAGATGGTATGCGAGAACAATCCCGATACGGTAGGCTGGGCGGGGCCAGCGTTAGGGCAGGTGCATACCGTAGGCGAGGGATTGTACCGCTTGTGGCGGCGTAGCGAGTGGGTGCTTGTGGGCAACCTAGCGAAAGAGCGGGGCGCAGAGCGGGATAGGCTATGCGCGAAAGCAGACGCTAGCAAAGCTGCAAAGGTAGCAGCAGATGCAAGGGCTATCGACGACCTAAAGGATACGCTACGCAAGCAAGGCATTAAAGAGGAAATCATAACGAAGTTTTTCTCTAGCATGACGGCGAATGAGATACGCAGTATGCTAGGGCTAACATAACAAACAAGCACAATGAAACTACCGACAGAAGATAGCACCGTCGTTACGCTAAAGGATTTTGCTTTCCAGACTAGCGCAAGCGAAGAGCTAACCGCAAAGCTACGCACCGAACAAGGCGTGTTGCTACAAGGCGGCACAGGCACAGGCAAAACGTATATCGTAGCACAAACGCTACAAGACATTTTGCCGGAGTTAATGAAGGACGATGAGCTAGGCAAGGGGCCGATTCCTATCTTATGGGTTGCCCCTGCCGCAACGATTGTCCAAACGCAACGTGTGCTTAAAGCGTACGGACTGACGGCCAAGGTAATGGTCATGTCCTACGCTGCGCTCACGTCACCGAAGACAGGCGGGACTATGTTCTACACTAGCAAGATTGATGTAGTGTGGGGGCAGGAGCATACCATATACGAATGGTCTGCGTTTATGCTACCGCGTCTCGTAGTGTTTGACGAATGCCAAGCGTTGAAGAATGATGGTAGCTCCCGCACTAGCATAGCACGGCACTTACCACCAAAGAACGTCAAGCGTTTGTTCGTCTCGGCTACGCCATACCAGCGCGTATGCGAGGCGCGGACGGTTATGACAGGCGTTGGTATGCGGTCACGCTATAACGTGCTGCCCTTGTCAGAAGGAACAGCGCCTAGCGTACTCCGCTCACTTGCAACGTACGGCAACACCGCATCGTACTCGCCCCGCGCTATGGAAAAGATTAAGGACGTTATGGAGCCTTATACCGTAGCGCTCAAGAACATACGCTTTAAGTACAAGGCGCGTACGGAATGTGTTCTGATAGATTTTCGCAGCGATAAGGAAAGGGATGCGTACAATAACGCCTACGAGGAATACCTAGAGTATCTGTATAGGCTACGCGGACAGACAGGGCATGGGATTGTGGCCGCTAGGCTAGTGGCTATGATGAAATTTCGGCAGAAAGCAGAGGAAATCCGCTCTCCGCTAGTAGCTGCCCGTGCGCGTAACGCTGTTGTGGAAGGTAGCCAAGCTATCATCGCCAGCAACTTCAAAGGTATGCTACGCGGTGTGTGGCTGGCGCTAACGAAAACCTTTGACGTAGATGGACGCCAGAGAAACGCCAGCGTGACGTAGATGCCTTCCAGCGTGGCGAGAAGGACTATATGCTACTGACCGTGGCAGCCGGTGGCGTAGGCATCTCCCTGCATCACGAAACGGAGAAGGCTAGGCCACGGCATATCATACTGCCGCCCACTTGGTCTGCGATAGACCTCATCCAATGCGTAGGGCGCAGTCATCGCATAACGTCCATGTCTAACACGCTGCAGGAAATCCTGTGGTACAGGAACACCATTGAGGAACAGGTCGCCGCTGTCGTAAAGAACAAAGTACGCTGCATAAACAAGGCTGTTACGGCCAAGGAACAATGGGCTAGCCTGTTTGCTCCTGACGTAGGCGACGACCTCGGTAACGTGGACAAGGACACCGACGATGAGATAGACTACGGCGTAGACGAGGGGATGCTGGGATGAACACACATACGCTAGAGTCTTTAGAGGATGCGGTAGAGTATTTTCTCGTAGACGATGAGACTAGGCTACGGCGGGAGAAGGCTACCGTAAAAAGACGAGGGGAAATAGCCGAGGCCCAACGTAAAAAAGAAAAAGACGATATGGAACTCGTACAGATTCCCGGTGGTATAGGATGGATGTATGCTTATGAGTTACGTGAGTTACAACAGAAATGTAGCGAAGCTGAAGAACGCTCAAAGCTAGAGAAGCATACGCACACAAACGGTGTGTCAGGACACGGTGACTACGGTATCGTACAAGAGCCGTGCGTAGTACACCTAAAGAAGTACGAAAAGGTAGCCATGTGGCTATGGCAGGAGGGCAACGACTGGCAATGCTAGACTATCGCCCATGCAAGTGCGAAAGGAGTTGACAGGTAGGGGCGGTCATGCTATGGTGTAACCAGATTTTGGGTGCGGCATAGGCAAAAGGGTCTACGCTAGCCCAACTACAAGCGAAAGGAAACCATTATGTTAGAACTAAACGATGCTATCATAGACTACGAGAAAGCACATGACGCACGCATAGACTACAGCAAACCGCAAGATTGGTTTAACGCTGTGCTAGATGCGAAAGTTAACATAAACCCACAAGACTACGTTTGGGTTTACGATAAGACAGGCGGTCTGTTCGGCAAGCCGCTACACAAGGACACTATCATAGCTGACTACTATGTGCGAAAGGAGTTTTCGCTATGACAAAGGACGAACGGAGGGCTATTCAGCCTCTGCTAGCTGAAGTTAATAGCCTACGAGAATCGAAGACAGCAGGAATGCACATACTAGGGAAATCTTATAGTTTTAGAATGGCAAACGATACCAACAATCCAATATCTAACATAGATGTAGGCTTCAACGTAATGTTCCCTAACGAATGGGAAGTTAGCGTACGCTGGGGAAAAGGCCACCAATGCGATAATGGCAAGACTACCGTAGAAGTTGCGGTCTTCGACCCGGAAGAAAACTGGTACACGTTAGACGATGACGATAACGTATTAGTAAAGTGGGAAGGCACAAACATTATGGGCCACGTTACGCCAGAAACACTTACTAGAATACTACAGGAGGTAGCGAAGCGATGAACGATAACGAACGAGAGTTATGGGTGCGTAACGATGAGGGACTGTACACTATGTGGCAAGCATCTAGGCTATCCATGCGTAAGTTCCTACGTATGCACAGAACAGCGATAGACAACTACATTAAACAAACACTAGCATGAAACAAAAACCAAAACAACGTAAGCGCAAGCATACGCAAGCAACACAGAAGGCACGTTACAAAAACAACGACATGAACACACAGTACCACGTTAGACACCGGGCAGGAAAAAAAGGTGCCAAAATGTCTGAACTAAATGGTACGCTAGGGCGCTCACAACACTACAAGCTAGGAGATAGGGAAGATAATACAGCATGAGAAAAATATCTAGACTAGCCGCTCGCGCTTTCATAGAAGGGCGCAGCTTCAACAGAGACAACACATCCGTTAGGATAGAACACAGAACGCCAGAAGGATTAGTGCGTAAAGTATTAGACCTTCCCTCGCACCCTAACAGACGGCTGTACCTACACGGCAACCTAATAGCAGAGTATACTAACGCTAAAGGCTTACGCATCACGCTAGCCGGTTGGAGTACGCCTACCACACGTGAGCGTTTGAATACGCTACTGACCGAGACGGGCAAGCGTGAAGGTGTGTGGCAACGTAACTACGACCAGTATTACGGCACACATGAAGATAACAGAGTCATATCGTCTACCGAATGGATAACAGTAACATGAACATAACAAAACAAGACGCAGAAAACTTGCTCGATGTGCTAGCAGAATGGTACGAAACGTGCGAGCCAAAAGAGCTAGAAGAAAACGAAACAGGCTTAACGTTAGAGCGCTACAAAGACATAATAGTTAAGCTAACACAGATAACAGTAACATGACAGACAAACTAAAGGATGACATCCAGCAGATGCTAGAAGATAAGGACATCACACAGCCTAAATATGATAGCAGTATGGACAGGCGACCTGCACCATCTGTCATGGCAAGCGTTAGCATAGCCCTACTTGCCCCTCGCGCACACGCAGGGCAACCCTACCACGAACGTGAAGTTATCTTCACAAACGACTCTGCGTACGTTACAGTTAAACGTGGCGAAGGCTGGGAGGCTATGATAAAGCACCACTACGACGAGCGTGTAGCGCTTGACAAAGGGCCGACGCACAAGGACAATAGCTGGGTGCGTAAGTTAGTTGAACCAATGTACGCTAAAGTACGCAAGCAACGCAGAAAATACTAATGACTACCAGCAAAGAAGTTCATAGACTTAATGACCGACTATCCGCTTACCGTACCACAGATGACTACATGAAACAGTTGTTAAAGGATGCAGTTACGCTATCCTTTCGCGACGAACCTGTGCTAGTTACCGGCGCTACCGGCACGGGCAAGGAGATAATAGCTAACCTACTACACGGCACGCGCAAGAACGGTATAGTTACCATAAACACAACAGCCGTAACAGACACGCTCTTCGAGTCTGAGCTATTCGGACACATGAAGGGTAGCTTCACAGGTGCGTTTCGTGACCGTGAAGGCTTGGTAGAACACGCAAAGAACGGTACGCTATTCCTCGACGAGATAGGTGATATGCCGATAGGCTTGCAAGCTAAGATACTACGCCTTGTACAGTTCGGCACGTACCGCCCTATAGGAGATAACGTAACACGCAAGACAAGTTGCCGTATCATAGCGGCAACCTGCCAGCCCATAGATAAACTTATCGCAAATGGTAAGTTCCGAGACGATTTATACTATCGTCTGTCAACGTTCCACCTGCACATCACTCCGCTAGCGACAAGGCGGCATGATGCGGTGCATTTTCTTACAACACACCCGCTCTGGCATAAGATACCGAGTGAACACAAAGAGGAGTTCCTAGCGTACGCCAACAATAACCCTATCAAGGGCAATTACCGTGAGCTAGAACAAATAATGCTACAATATGAAGTTTTAGAATATTTACCTTGATGACTTCATGTGCTAGAAAATAAAAAACGCAAAAGATAACTGACTTGGCACACTTCCTGCTTTATATAAGATGTCCGGCCCCAATATGGGCCTTTAGAAGATAAGTTGGAACCTATCATAACATAATGGCACAATACATAGAACAAGAGTACAAGGACGGTGACTGGAAGGGATTCAAGTTTACCGTGAAGCAGTTCGATAACACAGCAGAAGCTGTGGATTCTATCGGCGAAGACAACATCCTATCGTTAGTGAACCAGCAGTTCGCTAGCCGCATTCGCGCTAAGGTAAAGAACTCTTTACCGAAGGGCTTAATCGGTGAAGACCTGACTGCGGCACAGCAACGCCTCGCGGACAAGCATACTGATGGTGTGCTATTCTCGCAGGAGGATGTCGATAAGTGGCGACCTGACCAACGTGAGCTTACACCTACTGCGCTATTCAAGATGGCGAAGGAAGCGTTCAAAGCTGGCGATAACGGCAAGGGCGCTGAGTTGTTAACCAAAATGCAAGAGCTTTTAGAAGCTGCATAAGCTAGCAACTACACGGTAGGGTAGGCTATAGACGGCCTACCCTACTTTTATATCTTTTACGATAACACCGTTAACATGACAGATGACATTGACATCGTAGTAGGCAAGTTAAAACGTTCGGAGATTACTGCACGCCCGAAGACAAACCGTAGTAGTTACAACGAGAATAGCGCGGAGATGATACGGCCCATCATAGACAAACTCCTAGTGGAGACAAAAGATGTCTTTGTGCCGTGCGCCGACACAGGCTACAGCGCCGGTACGCTATACGTTAAACTAAACGACGGTCTACTGTGGCTCATGCACAACGACAAGAGCGAGCGTAACACAGACTACCGCTACCTACGCACACAAATATCCATGCGTAAGCTAACCGAAGGTGTTCTTATATACTTCAAGGAAGCTATACGCATGGTGCGCCAGAAAACGCTAGACGGGCGCACGTTAAAAGTTGCCACAAGTGATAGCATAAAGTGGCGGCACGACATCCTTACGTGGCTGCAGTCTGCACAAGACGGCGAGATATTCTCACGTAAGGACATAGGTATAACAGAAGCAGATAAGCAGTGGGTACACGATACGATAGCTACTCACGCGCCTGACGCAGAAGTTATTTTCACAGACACAAGCCTTCGTATGATACGTTAACATGGAACCAGATGCAATCGGCCCTTTGCTATACATAGGGGCATTTATAATATTCTACTTACGATACACTAGACAACGACGGTGACAATAGAAGAACTACTTAACTGCGACGTAACGTTGCTTGAGGCTATGACAGACGATGAGTTGTTAGGGCATTTCAAACCTTACCTTATCGTCTGTCAACCTCCGCTAGATGATAACGTGATAGTAGTTAAAGGGCCGAAGCGAAAACGTAAGACAGCCATATCAACCAGAGAGAAGCGCACGCTAGAAGAACAGATGCGCGAGCT